CGCCCTAGACCGCTCGGTTCCGCACGCGCGGAAAATTTCCCCCTGTATGAATTATTTCCGGGGCGGAATTCAAAGAAATCAAAGAATTCAAAGGAGCCGCTTATGCCAAGAGGAGGCGCGCGGCCCGGAGCTGGCCGCCCGAAGAAACAGGTAGAGCCACCCAAGGCGGCCAGCAAGCCGAAAGTGAAGGCTGCACCGCCGGAAGTTGATGCCGATGGGTACAAGGAGGATCCGAACTGGCCATTCGGGAAGCAGCGGCCCAACGAGCCGGAGCAGCCTCCCGACCTGAGCAACTTGATGCCGCTGGATTACCTGCTGGAGGTGATGCGCGATCCAAGCGAGGAGCGTGGCCGACGAATGCAGGCTGCCACGCTGGCAGCTCCGTTTTGCCACCCCAAGAAGGGGGAGTCAGGCAAGAAAGAAGAGAAGGCTGCAGCGGCCAAGAAAATCGCGAGCCGGTTTGCGCCGGCTGCGCCGCCACGGTTGGCGGCGGCCAACGGTAAGAAGGTTTGAAAATGGAATGGACGACGGCATGCATCGACTGGGAAGACCGGCTGGTGCGCCGAAAGTCCATCATCCCGCCGCCGATCTTCCGCGACCAGGCCGAACAGGCACTGGCCATATTCAAGGAGCTGAAGGTCGTTGACCTGCCGAAGGTCTGGGATGCGGATCTGGAAGAGTACCGGCCACCGACGTTTGGAGAGTGCTCTGAAGAGTGGGTGTTCGATTTCGTGCGCGTCATCTTTGGCGCCTACGACGCTGAGACGGGAAAGCAGCTGATCCGTGAATACGGGCTGTTGATCAGTAAGAAGAACACGAAGTCCACCATCGCCGCGGGCATCATGCTCACGGCGCTGATCTTGTGCTGGCGCGAGGACGAGGAGCATCTGATCCTGGCGCCGACCAAGGAGGTGGCAGACAACTCGTTCAAGCCGGCGGCCAGCATGGTGCGCGCAGATGAGGAGCTGTCGGCGCTGTTCCACATTCAGGACCACATACGCACCATCACCCATCGGGTGAGCCGCAATAGCCTGAAGGTGGTAGCGGCTGACACGGACACCGTCTCGGGAAAGAAGTCGGGCAAGATCCTGGTGGACGAGCTCTGGCTGTTTGGCAAGCGTGCCAATGCCGATGCGATGTTCCAGGAGGCGCTGGGCGGCCAGGTGTCGCGCGATGAAGGCTGGGTCATTTTCTTGACCACGCAGTCGGACGAGGCGCCCGAAGGGGTGTTCAAGGCCAAGCTGGATTACTGGCGCGATGTGCGTGACGGCAAGGTGGTCAGCCTCAAAACGCTGGGCATCCTGTATGAATTCCCGGCGGCCATGATCAAGTCCAAGGCCTATCTGGATCCGGAGAACTTCTACATCACCAATCCGAACCTGGGCCGCTCGGTCAGCAAGGAATGGCTCACAGACGAGTTGCAGAAGCGGTCTTCAGAGCAGGATGGTGGCTTCCAGCGCTTCCTGGCAAAACACCTCAATATCCAGATCGGCCTGAACCTGAGGGCAAACCGCTGGACCGGGGCCGACTTCTGGGAAAAGCGCGGCGACAAGCGTGTGACGCTGGATTTCATCCTGGCGGAATGCGAAGTGGTTACTGTGGGCATCGATGGCGGTGGCCTGGACGACTTGCTGGGGTTCGCGGTTGAGGGGCGGCTGAAGGGAACACAGAACTCTGTTCTGTGGAATCGGGCTTGGATCCACCCCATCGGTATTGAGCGCCGCAAATCTGAAGAGGCGAAATATCGGGACTTCGAGAAAGACGGCGATCTGGTCGTCGTGGATCGGCCCAATCAGGATTTGGACGAGCTGGCAGAGTTGTGCAAGCTGGTCTTTGACTCTGGCCTGCTGGCCAGGATCGGCCTGGACCCCGAGCGAACGCACAAAGTCGTTTTCCAGGCGCTGATCGATGCAGGGATTCCTGAGGATCTGATCATCGGCATTTCACAGGGCTGGCGGCTCACGGGTGCCATGGCGGTCGCCGAGCGCGGCCTTCAAGACGGAAGCCTGGTTCACGCTGGTCAGCCGGTGATGACCTGGTGCGTTGGCAACGCCAAGGTGGTGCCGGCGGGAAATGCCTTGCTGATCACCAAGCAGGCCAGCGGCACGGCCAAGATTGATCCGCTCATGGCCTCGTTAAACGCTGTCACCTTGATGGCAACCAATCCTCAAGCGGCTGGTGGCCGCTCTTTTTGGGATAAGTGATGAACCAATTTCTTCAAACGCTGCAGCGCGGCACCGCTGCGGCGCGCGCGTCGTTGGTCAACGTTGTGCCCGATGGCCTGCTTCTGGGAGGAGCTGCCGCAATCTCCTATGGGGCTTGGCTGATCTACGAGCCGGCGGGTTTCATCTCTGGCGGGGTGTTGTTGATCGCTGGCGGGGTGCTACTGGCGCGGGGAGCGCAGTAATGGGGATGTTGACGCGAGGCCTGGAGCGCCGGGCCAAGGAACTGACATACGACCAGATTGCCGACCTGATCGATGGCACCGGTGCGAGCCGTGTGGCTGGCGTGACCGTTACCGACAAGACTGCCCTGCAGGTATCGACCGTGCTGGCATGCGTCAAAGTGCTTGCCGACGGCTGTGCCACGCCGGACCTGCACGTCTACCGCGAGAAGAAGGACGGCACCAGCGAAAAGGCACTCAACATTCCCGAGTACCGGCTGCTGGCCCGGCGCCCGAACGAGTGGCAGACCTCTTTCGAGTGGCGCCGGATGATGACCATGCATGCGGCCCTGACTGGCGCCGGCCTGTCCATCAAGGTGCGTGGCGACAACGGGCGCGTGCTTGAGCTGATCCCTGTTGAGCCGGGGCAATGGGATGTGCGCAAGGTCAGCCGCTACGAACTGCGCTATCGATGCTGGGATGAGTTCGGGATGATCGGCGACTTCTCGTCCGAAGACGTGTTTGTGCTCAACGGCCTGCAGTGGAGTTGGGCAAAGAGCATGAACGCCGTGACGCTGGCGCGCGCCGCAATTGGCTTGGCGATGGCCACTGAGCGCAGCCAGTCTTCCATGCACGCCAACGGGTTACGGCCGAGTGGCACTTACACGGTGACGGGGAGCCTGACTGAGGAGCAGCACACGCGGCTCACGAAATGGGTGAAAGATCAGGGCGGGCCCGAGAACGCGGGTAACCCCCTGGTTATGGACCGAGACGCCAAATGGGTGAGCACCACGGTGAGCGGGGTGGATGCCCAACACGTCGAAACCCGCCGCCTGCAGGTGGAGGAGATTTGCCGAGGCTACGGCGTGTTTCCGATCATGGTCGGGCACTCTGACAAGACAAGCACTTTTGCCAGTTCTGAAGCCTTCTTCGGTGCTCACCTGAAGCACACGTTAGCGCCTTGGCACAAGGCATGGAGAGATCGACTGGACGAGACGCTTCTGGACGGCTCCGGCCCGCTGTTCGTCGGCTTCGATACCCGATACCTGATCGCCGGCTCCATGAAGGACCGTGCGGTGTGGGCTCGGACCATGGCCGAGATGGGTATCTATACGCGCAACGAGATCCGCGACGAAGAGGGTCGCGATCCGCTGCCCGGTCTCGATAAACCGCTGACGCCGCTGAACATGAGCACCAGCAAGCAAGGGAGCGACGATGAAGAACAAAGCAATCCAGCGCCTTGAGCGCAAGGATGGCGCAGGTGGCCGTGAGGTGCGCTCTTATGCGCTGCAGATCAAGGCTACGGGCGATGACGGCACGGTCGAGGGCTATGGCTCGGTGTTCGGGGAGCGGGACTCCTACGACGATGTGATAGCGCCGGGGGCTTTCAAGGGCAGCTTGGCGGCGCACAAAACGGCCGGCACCATGCCTGCAATGCTCTGGCAGCACGATGGCGACAAGCCCATCGGTATCTGGACCGAGATGGTGGAGGACAGCAAGGGCCTGCGAATCAAGGGACAGCTGGCGCTGGAGACCATCCTGGGTAAAGAGGCGCATGCGCTGCTAAAGCTGGGCGCCCTCAATGGCCTGTCCATCGGGTTTGTGTCCAAGCAATGGACCTACGACCGAGACACCGAAGTGCGAACGCTCACGGAGCTTGACCTTTGGGAGGTCTCCCTGGTTACCTTCCCCGCCAACGGCAAGGCCCGTGTGACCAATGTGAAGGCGGCTGACGACCTGGCCGCCCCGAAAGATGCTGAGCGAGTCCTGCGTGATGCTGGATTCACGAAGTCCGACGCAACGGCATTCGTGTCGCGCGTCATGCGGATGGGAGAAGCGCGGAGTGAGTCCGCTGATTCGACCGCTGCGGCAATGCGGGCAGCCAACAGGTTCCTCGCGTCCCTCCAATCCTGAAGAAAGATCACCATGAAGAAATCCATCCTGGGCCTGATGGCCCTGCACGTTGCTGCGTTCCAGGTCAAGGCAGCCAATCTGGCCGTATACGAACGCCGCGACGATCCCACCATCAAGACCGTTTCCGATGCTCTGGACAAGATCGCCACGGCTTTTGAGGAATACAAGAAGACCAACGACGAGCGCATCGAGGCCATCAAGTCCGGCAAGGGCACGGCCGAACTCGACGCCAAGCTCTCCAAGATCGATGGCCACATCGAGACCCTGGGCGAGGTCAAGTCCAAGCTGGAGAAGATGGAGACCAAGCTGTCCCGTCCCGGCGCCCTGGATCCAGCGCGCCAGGCAGGCGAGACCAAGGAATCCGCCGAGTATCGCAATGCCTTCATGGGCTGGATGCGCAACCCTGGAGACCCCGAGCGCCGCACCGCCCTGCAGCAACGCGCCCGCGAACTGAAGAAGTCGCTGCGCGTCGAAGGCAGCGATGACGATGGCTGGGAAACCCGCGCCACGCAGACCGCCACGACCACGGGCTCGGCCGGCGGCTTCGCAGTGCCCGAGATCATCGAGCGCCAGATCGCCCGTCTGGGCCTGGAAATCAGCCCCATCCGCCAGATCGCCACCGTGCGCACCGTCGGCAGCACCGACTACAAGGAGCTGTTCGACGTGGGCGGCGCCGGCTTCGAGTGGGTGGGCGAGCTGGACACGCGCAACCAGACCGACACCCCCAACCTGGCCGAAGTGACTCCCACGTTCGGCATGGCTTCGGCCAAGCCGCAGGCCTCGGAAGAGTCGCTGGACGACATGTTCTTCAACGTCGAGGACTGGCTGATCTCCGGCGCTTCCGAATCCATCGCCCAGGGCGAGGGCGCGGCCTTCGTGCTCGGCAACGGCGTCAAGAAGCCCACAGGTTTTCTGGCGGGGCCTGCTCCCGTGGCCACGGCAGACGCTGCCCGCGCTTTCGGCACGCTGCAGTTCATCGGCTCGGGCCAGGC